TAACTACCATTGCAGTATGTTCCTCTTTACGACTTGACAATGTTGTAGTCCACCAGTTTCTTGTATTTTCTCTTGAGGATGGTTGCATGGTAGAAGTGTGGTCTTCAATGTCATCTGCAATAATCAAATCACAATCTCTTGACAATATCTTTCCTCCTCTACCAATGCCTACCATTGTTGGACTTTTAATTCCAGTAACTGTCCTCGTACCAACTGTAAAACCATTTTGAGACCAAGACTTACTTGATTTTGTTTTAGGTTTAAATTTTGCTCCTGGTCCGCATATCTCTTCTATAAGTAACTCGTTGTTTTCTAACTGGTCCATAACTGATAGCAAAGAGTTTTTTGCAATGTCTTCATTTCCACCAACCCACATAATTCTTATGTTTGGATTGTTGCATATCAACCACACTACAAAATGTATCAATAGTTCTGTCTTACCATGTCTAGGTGGAGATAGAATCATTTGTTGTTCACCTTCATCAATAGTATTCATTATTGATTCAATCCATTTTTGATGAAACTCAGGTGTTTCAAATTTTTTGCCTTGCTCTGTTCTAAAATATCTTGCTCTGAACTTTCCAAAATCTTGTAAAGAAGTTTTGGCAACTTTTGGTAAACTCCAGTTTTTTTGTTCTTCTTCTTGTCTTAAATCTTCTAGGTATGCCTGGTATGCCATAGATACTGCAGCAGCAGTTGTGTTTAAAATTTTTGCTACCTCTGTTAGATTTATTTTCTTTTCGTATAAATCTAAAGCTAGTCCTGATTCTTTTATGTCTTCGTAAACTTGTCCTCTACGACTTGCTACATTAGTTTTTTGACTAGGTATGTTTAGTGTATCTTCTTCTTGAGACCATTCGACTCCTGCCTTCCTGGCTCTTTTCTTTTGCATGTTGATTCTGTTAGAACATTTATCAGAACAATATTTTCTTTTGCCTTTTGGTAAAGGTCTATGACATCCTGCTGCATAACATATTTTTTTATTTTCTTGCATAGTTTTTACATTTTTTGTTTTGACATATCATGTCATCACTTGGCAATAAAGGTTCTCCGCACCTTGGGCAACTAATTATCAAGTGCGTTTCTTTTTTCGACCTGCCTCCACTCTTGATTTTTGTATTGCCTTTAGATTTACTTTTCTACCTTCTCTATATGCCTTAGCTGTTCTTTTTATTTCTGCAGCTCTTTTTTTTGCAGCAGAATCAGATAACCCACTTAAATATTTTGCAGGTACACCATATCGATAAGGTTGTGTTCTTTTACTCATTTTTTAATCTTTTTGATTTTACCATTTTTTGTTCGAGCAAACTTGTGTGTTTTAGTTTCTCGAATCAAAGTACCATAGTGTCTTTTGCCACCCCACATCCAACTAACTTGTGCCATTACATCTTCTTTTTAGTTTTTTTGACACCACGCTTTATATCGTTGTCTTGTGAGTGTCCACCTCTAATAAAAGAATTTACTCTTCCCATAGACCATGCTGCCATGGATGTGCCTCTTGAACCTGATGATACATAAGCACCTTGTCCTCTACGATATACTTGTGCTAATTGTCCATAAGTATATTTTGACTTAGCTGCTTTTTCTCGCAATGTTTTTTTTGCTTTTTCAGGTATTGCCATTATTTACCTACTTTCTTTTGTGCATTGACATGTGCTTTACTAAAAGAATTACCTCTTCTCATAGAGTTATACATGTACTGCATGTGTTTTTTTGTATGATGCTTAGAATGTTTCTTCATAGCATTCTGTTGACTCTTGGTCAACTTAGATACATCTACACCTTTTACTTTCATATCACCACATCTTGCAAGACCAATACCTTGCAGTTGTCTTATCTTTAGCAGTATCACATCTGTGCCTGGCTCTAAATGATTTTCTAGCTGCAGGATTGTCTTTGCGTATCTCCATGTTTGGGTCTCCAAACATAATCTTTTTTATCTTACCATTATCGTTTACATAAACCTTAAATTTTTTTCTACCATGTCCTGGTTCGCCTTTGCTTATCCTAGATGGTTTATTTAATGTAACTGATTTACCTTGGTATGTTGCCATAATTACATCTTTGGTCTTCGTTTACTGTCTCTGAGTTTTTTAAAATCTGCGGCAGTAATTTTATCGAAGGGTGGTGCAACTCGTGCAAGTTTTTTTTGTTTCGGACTGTAATCTTTGAAAGGCATTACATTCTCTTCTTCTTTTTTTTCATACCTTTTTTTGCTTTATGGTATGGCATAATATACTCCTTTTTTATTTTTACTATACCACATTATAACAAAACCCTCGGTCAGTTGCCTGGTCCAAGGGTCTTGTCATCAATCTAAACAAAGAAAGGGGTATGAACAAAAAATTACGAAACTTTTTGTATCCCAGTATTTATTATAACAACACTTGTTGAATATGTGTAAAAAAATTTTTTTTAAAAACTTGGGGGATGTAAAGACAGGGTGTAGTGAAAGGGAGAACAACTACAAAAACATCCCCCATAAAATCCTACCATAAATAGAAATACCTGCTAGGCTCTAAGTAAACATTTTGATTCTCTTGCTTTTAGAAAGAATCTTAAGATAAAACTCTAAACAAAGTGGATTAGCAAGACCATATTCGCAGGTTATAGCTGCTTTGCTCAAATATTTAAATTAGGTGGTCATAAACTTAGTCATTGGTTGGGAGGGTTGACACAGGGTTAGCTGTATCCAATTAGATACAATTCAAGTAAAGTACCTATATATAGAGTACCCTTTAGATTACACTACATATAGTGGGTCAAACTTAACAGATATTCTTTAGATACTACACACTACACTACACAGCACCCCACATTAAACCCCCCTATATCTAGTGTTATTGTAATATATACAACATATTGTGTTGTGCAAATATCTGCATATATATTGGTAAATACTGCCAACATACTGCACACATATAACCACCCCTGTACCTGTTTTAAACTTTTCTAACACAGGGGATGGGTGTT